TCTATGCGTAAACATAGCTTTATGAAGAGCCATATTCTTGGTGATATGGAACTTGAAACGGTACTGACCATCTCTTGAAGGAGTAAGGGTCAGTGGAGTATCCTGGTACTGAGCAGCTTCGGAAAGCTGTTCTACTTCAGAGAAGAGCGGCCAGAGATAAATCCTTTGCGCAATACCGGCCTTGATAGCATTTTGCAACGCTGTCTTTAAAGCGGCCTCATTAGCATAATCAGCCGGAAGCAACTTGAAGTTATCCGGCGTTGTGATCATACACTTAGGTAGAGCAGGCAACTTATTGCACTTACTTTTCCCAAGATTCTTTTTTCGCGTTAGACAAGACATTTTCTTTATTGTTTAATCACAAACATTTCTTTTAGAAATTCTTAAATCGATAATCTCAATGGCGTCGAGAGGATCAGCAAATATATTTTTACTTGTGCCTTCCGTCCCGGGAGTACCATAATAAGGTCGATCAATCTTCGTATGCTCTGGTCGTTCTTGATTCCCAGTCCACATAAAACCGCCATTCCTTAACTCCTCCAAAAAGATTTTATAGATCGGATAGAGTATTGGCTTGAACACATTCGTATACCTTTCTTCAGCAATATACTTTGCTCTAGTGGCATGAATGATCGCAAGGTTTAAAGTGAAATGATGTACAGGGCCAACAATACGTTCAGTCGTATCAAGACGAAGAGCAATGAGTGGATAACGCTTAAATTTGTTAGTGCTATCCTTACTCTTTATATTAAGCCTATTCGCGATTTCTCTACGGTGCCCATACATATAATATGGAGGACCATTTGCACCGTCCATCATAATGACTTTATTGTCTATTAAGATTTGAGTACTATCCATCGCAAGCCAACGTTCTCTTGTCTCATCAATGACCTTACCGATTTCGTCTACAATATAAATCATAACCCCATTGTATTTTTTCTCTGTGGATCGGTAAACAACCAGTCTGGGTAATTATCTTCATTGGCTTTTATGAAACCCCAGAGAGTATCACAAAACTGTTCGCAGTTTCCTACGAGCCTTGAAAACTTATTGTAGTACTTACTTATTAACCTGCCAGGTGAAACCACTGTAGCATTTTCTGATTGAGGTTGGCTTACTCCAATCAGTGTAACATTCTCAGCGTTGTCGCTTATCCATTCTTGGACTATATAGGGTTTCAAGATATTTTTAATACCATCATAACGATAGTTCTTACCCTTATAGGAATAGTTTGCACCGTCTCGAAGATCAAGCCACTTCTGATCTATGTCAACATCTTCTTTCATCACAAGCTCTTCAGCATTGGGATCTACAAAGACACCAACAATAAATTCATTATAAGTAACGGAGCCGAGAACCTTTCGCAGTATCTCCGGTTCTGCATTTGATATCAGCTCAGACAATACCGTAGCTGCATCCTCTGACTGAGGGATGTTATACGGGAAAGAATTAAAATCGTCGTCCGTTACAAACATATTCTTCAATGGTTTAAACCTGGCAGATTAAAATTATTACTTATCGCCTTTCTTGCCTTTGGCTTCGACAGGAGACTTGGAAGCAGCACCTTTCGCGATAAGAGTTTCAGCGTGAACTGAATGTACAAGATACTTCTTTCCTAGCGGCATGTGCTTAGACTCCCCGGTACCGTAAACGGTTACCAGGTCTTTCTTTTTGGCAACAACTTCTTTTGACATAACTATTTAAAGTTTAATTGATCGATTTATTTTCTTTTAACCTTTATCTCTGTCGGTTAAATTAAACAGATTGCAATGCAGCCTTAACAGTATCAAAGGTTGCTTTTACAAACGACCCCTGGTTATTAGTTGCAATGTAATTGTGGAAGAATGTTTCCGCAATGATCCGGAACCTGTTATGATCCAAATCAGATTCAACCTGAGTAACAGATACTCCTACAACGCCGGGCGTTACAGTGATACCCATACCCATTCTGATCGTGATAGGTTCATCTTCAATCTCCCACAGACCTGCTTCACCAAGGATGAAGTCGCCTACAGGAACTTTGGTGCTGGTCCGCAATGTGAATCCCATCATCCTGGTCTGGCCACTAGGGTCAGTCATGGGGATAGTAAGATAGAACTGACCTTGAGCGTCTTGGCTCAAACCGATTCTCCACTTGTCTTGTGGGTTCATCACCAGCATATCAGGCATGAAGTTGATGGCTTCAATTTGAGCAGCTACTGCACCGATAGCATGGTAGTCCGTAGGATTCGCATACTGTCCATCAAGCGCGCTCGCTACATAAGGAGCGGCATCAGCAAGAAGATTTGTGGTAAGGATGTTTGCATAATCCCGTACCAGCTTCTGGCTGACAAGGCGTTGGATGATAGTATAAGCTTCACTACGGAATTTCGCAAACTCTTCCGTGATCACCTGCTTTGCAGCAACCTTCTTATACTCGCTGTGATTCCTTACGAGTGAGGTGCTTACAAGCGGCTTAAGACCGCCTTCGGCTACAACTGCAAATCCACCTTCTTCAGATCCTTCCTCAAGCCATGTCTTAAACTGAGTAATCTTCGCAACCGTCCGGCGATAAGCAAGATCAAAGACATACTCTCTGGCCTGGCGCTTAGGAACAAAAGCACCAATAGAGAATGATTCAATCAATTCATCGGGAAGAGCTGCATGACCAGTAATGGTGTTATCCAATGTCATTGTTGCAGCGGCCCTTACATCAAGTTTGATTTCGCCTTCACCCGTATTAAAAATCCTTTCAATCTTGTCTTGGTTCTTCTGGTCGTTAAGCCAAGCGCGTACGGCATCCACTTCTTTTTTACCTTTACCTCCAAGCTCTTTTAAAGAGGCCAACTCTTCACCCTGCTTCTGCAAGATAGAACGGATACCTTTGTCGCCGTCTGTCAACCATACTTTTAACAAAGCCATATCTTCAGTACTGAAGTCTTTAAGCTTTGCCATCCTGGTTTCCAATTCAGTATTAAGAGCATCCTTGTTTACAAAGCCGCGCTGTTGAAGGATCTTTTCAGTTTGTTTCCGAACTGCTTCAAGCACTTTCTTTGCTTCATCTTCATCTGCACCCGGGTCTCCTTCATAAAACTTTCCACGGAGACTTCTCATATTGAAGAAAGCTCCAACAGGAAGCATAAGCCAGAAGCCAGCTAATACCAGCAATGTAAAAGCCATTGCCTTCGACGCAATTATTGAAGCAAACACAATCAGTGCTGCTACAAATAATTTAAATCCAATGTACGTTTTTCTTTTCATAATAGTTTCTAATTAAATTTTTGGTTTTTGTTTGTACTTACTTCTCTTGGTTTAGGTGTTCACTCAACTTACTGTACAAACTAGCTTTCTTCATCGGCTTGGTTTTCTTGAGTGTCTTTTCCCGAATGCCTTCAGGAGTATCCGGCTCAAGTTTTGCAAGTGATATATGTTTGGTAAGTAGTTGACGTATTTCAAGTTGCTTTATCCTGGGTAAGCCAGTAAGAGCATCTTCTGTTTCTTGATCAAGAGCAAGCTTCGCAGTTTCAAACTCTGCCTTGCTCCTTACAGTAAAAGTATTCCTGTTACTGCCAAATAACAATGGACTTATTTCATACAGGTCTGCTTCATGGATCCAAACAGTTTCCTGTACTTCATCATACTTCATCTTATCCCATACGTAGTCAAATCCAAATGACCAGCCATTCATTATCTCTTGTTCAATAAGAGACTTGGCACGTTTAGCTGATGGTACCGCATCTAAGTCGGCCCATTCAAATACTACGTAAGCACCGAAGTCATCTTCAACAATTTCAATCGGCTTACCGATAGGATCACGAAGATCATGATAATAAACAACCGCAATCTTTTGTTTAGCTTTGCTTTTTGGTCCGCGCTCCTGAATGGACTTAGTGAAAGCACCCTTCATCCAGCCAGTACCTTTATCATCNTTCTGTCCCCATATACAGAAGTAAGCAGCTCGTTGATTCTTCTCAGTCTTTATACTTGCTGCTCGTGTTTGCAGTTCACTAAGAAGATCGCCAGGTATGTCATAATAGTTGACTGGCTTACTCCTCAGCTGGAGTTCCTTTATCTTTGGATGCAGGGTCGTCTTCATTTTCGTTTTCTTTTATTGGTTCTTCGTCTACTTGCAATTCAGATTTATATTTATCAAACTCTGGCTTACCTTCTATACGGGGCAAACCAAGTTCCTCTCTCCAATCATTCTTGGTCATTAAGTCAGCATCATATTCAACCTGGCAGTACTCGTTGATGGCCTTGCGGGTCTCTGCCATTGTCTTCTTGTCAGTTTGAAGTACTGGCACCTCAGAATAATCGCAGTATACCTCAATACTATCTACACCAATAATCTTGCTGAACTGTTCCATCCGGCTTTCACCTTCAGGTATAATAGTGTTCTGATAAAGATCCTTCCGTGCTTGGATCTTATTATCATATGTCACATCTTTTCCGCGGCTTATTAATTCTATTGGCCAAGAATAAGCGTCTGATAAACGCTCTATGTTTTCTGTGTTCTCTTCAAACAGCATCAAATCTTTTGTAGCAAAACCCATCTGCTGCCACTTAAGATTTGCGTTTGTAACAATGACGTGATAAGGCTGTCCTGTTAAACCATACTTCTTGAAGTCCTTCTGCAAGTCATCTTTCTCATCGGGATCGAGCGGTACTGCGACACCGGAATCTTTCGCATCATTAGAAAGAATACCAATAGCACCACGCTTAGAAAGTAATGTATGTCTGCTTTTGTATCCAGCAATAATATTACTTACTACATAGTCAAGACCAACAAGACGACTATCCGGTATAGTGAAGTTAGTATCACATTCAGTTCCGATCCCATCATCAAAGATGAATTCAATATCACGCATATTTACTTCAACTTCCTCTCCTTCCCAAGCGATCTTGTAGTTCTTGTAGATACCATCAATCTTGAACTGTTTCCAAAGCTTGCCAGTGTATTCAAGATCAAACAGCCAAGGTGGAATATTCCATAC